GAAGTGGGATGAACTGAACGTCGTTCGGATGGTAAACAAGACCTACGATGATTCGGTTCGGATGGCAGAGCGGCGATATTACGAAATCGCTTTTGAAGCGTTCATCGTCGCCATGCTGGAAGCGAAGTTCAGCAATGCGGAAGCCACACAGAAAGCGGAAGAAGACATCACAACCGACTGGATTCTGGACATGCTGGAAGAAGTCGATCCCGTGACATTGTACGCTTTCCTGCCAGAAACGGAACGCAAGAAACAACGGCTGATAGAGGCGCTTGCAGTAGCGCACAACCGGAATGCCGAGATCGACAAGGCGCTACGGTATTGGACACGGCAGGTCGGTCAGTACGCCGACAACTCAGTATTCCGGGCAAGGTTGGAAGCATTCAGGCGTGCCGGGATTGAGCAAGTAATCTGGGTGACGCAAGAGGATGACCGGGTGTGTGAGGACTGCGAACCGCTGGACGGTCAGATATTCGACGTTGACAACGTTCCAGACCCACCTCATTACGGATGCAGATGCCGCCTTATTCCGGTACTTCACTAATGGTTTTCGATGGCTATACGCCATTTGAAATACAGCGGTAGAGAAATCGCTCAACAAAATTCGCAAATATAGCGAGAGAACGCTTAATAACGCAAAGGAGAAATGAACTATGGCAGATCAGGAAACGAACGTTGTAACCGAAACGACAGAACAGAACACCAATACAGAACAGACCGTCGAGAAAACTTCCCCTGCCGATGAGAACGCCGAAATCGCACGGTTGAAAGCGGAACTTGCGAAGCAAAAGGCCGCGATTGACAAAGCAACCAAAGAAGCTGGCGACTACAAGAAGCAGTTACGGGCCAAACAGACCGCCGAGGAAGCGGCAGCGGAAGAAGCGCAGGCACACCAGGAAGCCATGGAAAAGGAACTGGCCGAACTGCGGAAGGAACGCGCTGTGGCGAACGCAAGCAAGAAAGCGTTTACGCTCGTACAGGACGAAAGCGTAGCCAACGCGATTGCGGAAGCCGGGTACGGCGCGGAGGACTTCGACCTGCTGATGGACTTGGTCGGGAAGGCTTGGACAGCCCGCGAAAAGGCGCTGAAAATCGAGTACGGAAAGGTTCCTGCTCCCGGAATCGGTGCTTCTGACGGCGTGACCATCACGAAGGCCCAGCTTGACGGGATGGGTTACAAGGAACGCCTCGATTTTGCCACCAAACACCCTGATGAATACCAAAAACTGATGGGGAGGTAACTCCCTGAAAGAAAGGATGAAAGCAAATGGCTACCGTTCCTACTACTACCGGCACTTATCTTGCCAATCTGTTTAATCCTCAGGTTGTTGCTGACCTGATTGAAACTAAACTGACTGACAAGATGGTATTCGCCCCCCTGGCGAAGATTGATTATACCCTTCAGGGCCGAGCGGGTAACACCGTGACTCTGCCCTACTACTCTTACATCGGCGCTGCTACCCAGGTGAACGAAGGCGCGGACATTCCGATTACCCAGTTGACCCAAAGCACCACGCCTGTTGCCATTGTGAAGTATGGCAAGGCTGTTCAGTTGACCGATGAAGCTGTACTGTCCGGCTACGGCGATCCTCTGGACGAGGCTGCGAAGCAGATCGCCCTGTCCCTGGACGATGCCATGGACAATGCTCTGCTGGCCGCTCTGGCCGCGAACACTACCGCTGCGCAGAACTACACCGCCGCTGGTTCTTCCCTTGAACCCTCTGACATCCCCCTGGCTCTTGCCAAGTACGGTGAAGAAAACGAAGGCGAAAAGGCTCTTCTTGTCACCCCTGACTTCTATGCGAAGCTGGTTGGCTCTAACTGGGTTCCCGCTTCTGAAATCGCCGCTGAAATCCGCATTCGCGGTGCTGTCGGTATGGCCTATGGCTGTCAGGTGATTGTGAGCAACCGCCTTGTGACTGGCGGAAGCATGTACATCGTGAAGCCCAACACGCTGGCTGTGTTCATCAAGCGCGGTGTGATGGTCGAAGCCGACCGTGACATCCTGAACCAGAGTACTGTGCTGGCCGGTTCCATCCTGTGCGCTCCCTATCTGCTCAATCCCAAGGGCATGATCAAATTGACCTGATAGAGGTGAATGCTCATGATGCTTCACAGGCATTTTGAGGGCGAGAGCCAGACCGCGAAGGAAAAAGTCGCGGCAAAAGAAGGGCGTCAGGACGCGGCTGAACAGACCAAAGAGAATGATGAAGAACCCGCAAAGCGCGGACGCAAGCGCAAGCCGGAAGAATGAGAGGTGACGAAGGATGGAAGCAACCGAGAAACTCTATGAACTAAGGAATGTCTTAGGCCCAGAAGAGGATGCCGAGGACTCCATCCTTCTCTCTTATTTGGAGCAAGCGAAAGCCGCTATCCTGTACCGCATGAACCAGTACATGACGGATGAGGAATATGAAGAAGCGGAAGTGCCGAAACGGTACGAACAGAAGCAGATTCAGATTGCGGCATTCCTTGTGAACAAGCGTGGCGCGGAGGGCGAGACTCAGCACATCGAAAACGGTATTCACCGGAATTACGAAGGCGCTGACATCCCCTCCACCATGCTTCGCGGGATCACGCCGTTTGTCGGTATTCCAAGGTAGGTGACGGCTGATGCGACTGCTGAGAAGGAATACAACCACGTTTCAGTATCGTGCTTACTTGGGTGAGCAGGAAATACTGAAAGACGGACGACACACGGGAAACTACGAAGTGGCCTACGCGGAGCCTGTAACGTATCGCGGAAACATCTCGGCTCCTTCCGGCTTTGCGACGGATAACTTGTTTGGCGTGAACACGCCGTACACTCACGTTTTGCTGCTGGATAATCCTGATGCGGACATTCAGGAAGATGGACTGATTGATTGGAAGGGCGCGACTTATGAGATCAAGGCGGTACGGCCCAGCCTGAACGTGCTGGCGGTAGCCTTGAGGAAGCAGACCGGGAGCAGCACCGACCAAACGGGCGGTGACTGACAATGGCGAAGAAAGTAATTTCCTTCTCGCTGAATGCCGCTTCCATTGACAGAGCCATTAAAGAACTGGATGACTACATCGATGATTTTCAGCAAAAGTGCAATACGCTACGCGAAAAGATAGCCGAACGTATTGCGTGGAGCGCTTCTACCGGATTCAGAGCTGCCATTTCTGGTGACATTGTTGGCAGGGTTGAAAATGGTAAGTTAGTGAAAGCAGAACCGTTACAAAGCAACGTTCAAGTGAGTGTGACGCATGACGGAAACATTTCTGTTGTGTTCGCCGAGGGCGAAGAAGCCGTTTTTATTGAATACGGTGCTGGCGTTTACAATAACGGTGCAGCAGGTTCTTCTCCGCACCCGTGGGGGCCAGAAAATGGCTATCTTATCGGAACGTATGGAAAAGGACATGGGCGAAAGAAAACATGGGGCTATCAAAACGAGAATGGCGAAATCATACTAACACATGGTACTCCAGCAGCAATGCCGATGTATCGTGGAATGCGAGAAGCTATAAATGCCATTGACGGTTTGATTCGGGAGGTGTTCGGATGATAGACGTTGAGATTGACGTATTCGATTACGTTTATCCATACGTGACCGCCGTGCTTCCCGCAAAGAACTTCAAGAGCGTATATGTGCCAAACCCCGCGTCCTTCCCATTTGCCACGCTGATGGAGATGGATAACGTCACGTCGCTGGCCCACAGAAGCGGCGCACGGGAGGAAGATTACGCGATCATCACATACGAAGCCAACGCATACGCGAAAACGAAAGCGGAATGCAGGACTGTGATGAACGCCATCGACCAAGGCATGACGAATCTTGGGTTCATGCGGCTGTCCGCACAGTTTATTCCGAACCTTGCCGACCCGCAGTTATTCCGATATACCGCCCGCTACCAAGCCATTGCGGACACAAACAAGGTGATTTACCGCCACTGACAAGCGACAATCCATTAACTGCCGCGATCGTGGATTTTACCATTTTTTGATGAGAGTTTGCTTTCGCGGCTTTTTAATTTCAAGAGAAAGGAATGAGGAAATATGGCGAATGAAGTTGCCATCAGCACGTACCAGACCTATTGGATGTACCGGACTACCAGTTCCGGCACTTATGAAAAGGTCATTGACATCAAGGACTACGGCGACCTGATTGCCACGCCGAATATGCTGGATGCCACCACCCTGTCCCACAGCCGTGAAATCCAAATTGCGGGCGTTGCCCGTGGCGGTGACGGCGTGCCCCTGACCGCCAACTACACCCTGGAGAACTATTCCAAGGTCAAGGCGCTGGAAGGCAACCAGTACGATTACGCGATCTGGCTGGGCGGCAATACTTCCGGCGAACCGGACGGACACAACGGCAAGTTCTCATGGACTGGAGACGTGAAGTGCGGCTTCCCCGGCAAGGGCGTTGACGAAGTGCAGGATATGACCATCACTTGCACGCCCAGCACGGACGTTGTGTGGTCGTCCACCTGATAAGCAATGAAAAAACAAATCGCAAGAAAGACGGAAACGAAGGGAGCATATATGGGTAAGCAGATTATTCTCAAGGACGCGGCTGGCACGAAGTACACTTTGGAATTTAACCGGGAATCCGTTGAACGGATGCAGCGCAGCGGGTTTGTGCTGGACACCGACAGGCTGTATATGAGCGTGAAGGATTTGCTCGTTGGCGCGTTTCGGATGCACCACAAGCGATTCGATTGGGAGCGTGTAGAGCCTATCTGGATGGCGCAGAATCACCGCGACGAACTGCTGAAAAAACTGGCTGAGATGTACATGGAGCCGACCATTACCCTGATGGGAACGGACGAAGAAGATAAAGACGCAAACCCTACCTGGGAAGTAGTGGAATAAGCGAGGATGACGAACAGCCGAAAGATAGGCTGACGGAATCCGAACTATACCACAAACTTTTTCCCGAATATCTTGCGATGGGCATGACCTACCGGCAGTTCTGGTTGGAGGATTGCCGGTTGGTCATTGACTATCGAAAAGCGTACAAATTACGCCAAGAGGAACAAAACCGCGCCGCGTGGCTGAACGGCGTGTATATCTATAAAGCCCTTCAAAGCGCCATGATCAACGTTCAGGGCTTCGTTCCCAAGAACGCGAAGATAGAGCCTTATCCTACACAGCCTATTGACTTCTTCCGCAAGGAAAAGACCGAGCAGGAACAGGTTGACGATGAAGCGCGGGAAAAATCTGAACGCATCAAGCGGAATATGCTGGCCTTCATGAAAGCCCAGGAAGCGCAGAAGAAGGAAGAAGAACTGAAATCTCTGATGGAAGGGGGAATTGAGCATGTCTGAAAGCCCGAATCTGGAATTGCGGGTATCTGCTGATTCAAGCAAAGCAAAAGAGACATTAGATGAATTGAAAGACGCGCTTGATTCTCTTAAAACTGCTGCGGGGAAAGGCGTAGATTTTTCGTCAACCGCCCAAAGCATCAACGCCCTTGTTGCTTCAATTTCTTCTATTACATCTGAGCATATAAAAAAAGTCACAGATTTATCCGAGTCTCTTGAACGGCTCAAACAAGTTGGGAGTGTTGGACAAGGGATATTTCAGGATGCTTCTATTGGCGCAACAACGCAGACACTTGAAACCGCATCTCAGGCGACCAGAGAGCTATCAACTGGTCTTGGCGAAGCGTCAGAAACCACAAACACATTGGCAAGCGGAATGAGAGAATCCGCTACGACGATTGGCGAAGCCGGTAGTGCGGCAAGTGAAGCGGCGAATGGCGGCGTTTCTTCGCTGAAAAGCAGACTGGAAGCCTTGTGGAAAACCGTATCTTCCGCAAAGCACCACACAAGCGGTTTGCTATCAGCGTTTGCGAGAATTGCGAAGTATCGCTTCCTTCGATCTGTCATCAAAGAAATTACGGACGGTTTCAAATTCGGCTTGTCAAACATGTACGAATACGCAAAGGCGATAGGGCACACGTTCGCTCCAGCGGTTGATTCTGTGAACAACGCTCTGTTCAAAATGAAGAACTCGTTGGGTGCGGCACTGGCTCCTGCATTGCAGTCCATCATTCCTTATGTGGTGCAGGTTGTTCATTGGTTCATTGAACTTATTAACGTGGTGAATCAATTCTTCGCTTTGCTTCGTGGGCAGGCAACATGGACGCGGGCGACGGACGCTGCGGCAAGTTCCATGGACAAGGTGAAAGCGTCCGCTGGCGGCGCTGCGAAGTCCATCAAGGAAGTCAAAGGGCTTTTGGCTGACTGGGACGAGTTGAACATTATCCAACAGCAGCCTTCCGATAGCGGTTCTGGCGGTGGCGGTTCGAGCGGGTATCTTCCTATTGATTATGAAAGCATGTTCGAGGAAGTGAACACGTTCGATGAACGCATCAAGGCTGTTGTCGAATGGTTAAAGAACAACCTTGAACTGCTCAAGCAACTTGCGCTTGCTGTTGGCGCAGCGTTCCTTACATGGAAGATTTCTCGTTTCTTTGGCGCTGGCCTTGCTCAAGCGCTCAAACTTGCGGCAGGCATTGGCATTGCTATTTTCGGCGTTATGCGGATATACGATGCTTTCAAGTCTCAATTGGAAAACGGGATAAATTGGGACAATCTGAAAGAAATGCTTGCGGGTGCGTTGCTATTAGTGGTTGGCCTTGGCGTTGCGTTTGGGAAAGTGGGCGCTGGATTCGCCATGGTAGCTGTCGGAATTGCGCTGATTGTCAACCCGATTATGGAGATTGTTGGGAAAATAAATGAAGGGAAATCAGCAATCGAAGCGCTTCAAGAAATATCCGAACCAGCATTTAGACAATTGGAAATCGGCATTCTTGCCCTTGGCATTGGCTTTACGGCATTGACTGGCAGTTGGATTCCTGCCGCTATCGCTATCTTGGCTGAACTTGCCCTTGAAGTTGGGCACAACTGGGAAAGCATAAAAGAATGGGCTACCAACATATGGGAAACTTTGACTACAAAATTTTCCGAAGGTTGGCAGACGGTAAAGCAGAAGTGGATAGGTTTTTGGCTCAATGTCAGAATTATCATTTGGGAACAGGCGCAGAAAATCGGCGCAGGCATTTCAAACGTTTGGGAAACGATTAAGAAAGGCTTTGCTGACGGATGGGAAAGTGTCAAGTACCAATTTGAAACAAGTTGGGAAGAATTGGAGAATTGGGGTAAAAACGCGCTCGTTTCGATTCTTGGGTTCTTTGCCCCGGCCATTAACTATTTCATAGATGTTGCAAACGAACTGATTGGAGCGATAAACCTTATTCCGGGTGTCAACGTTCAAAAGATAGCTAAATTTGATATTGATGACTTGAAACGCGAATGGGGAATGATAGAAGATATATCAGACTCCATCGTTGGAACTCAAAGCAAAATCAATAGTAGCAGCGGAAGCGCATTTTCTGGCAACAGTTATACATTCAAAAACTTGTCTGATGATGCCGAAGAAGCCGCGTCAGCAGTTGAAGAAGTATCAGAAGAAACGAAGGAATTTGGAAACAATCTGCGCCGGGTAAAGAATATTACCGGAACAGCGACAGAAGATCAGATGCGCGGAAGCCAGTATTATACGCCAACATTATTTGTTGGCCCCCCGAACGTGATTGACAACACGGGCGACAGCGACATCGGCTTTGTCTATGAAGTGGATGATTCTTCGATTCAGGGATTGTATGACAGCATGTACAAAGACCTGATGAATTACGACCCCGACACTTCCAGCATGGACACGACCGAGTTCTTTAACCATTTGTTCGATGATTATATTGCGCCGATTGGTGAAGCCGGTGGACTTGGCGAAGAAGCGATTGGAGCCATTGCGGATGGGTTCTACGACAGTTTCATACAAAAACTGTACAACGAAGAATACGAACCGACCATCAATGAAATGCTCAATTCACTCAAGACCGATTTTGAATCACAGCAAGATTGGAAACTTGGCGCGGTAGACAGCTCCGAAATGCTCACAACTCTCGAAGGAACTGCTACGAATGTAGAAAGCCTTATGAACCGCATCCGTGCGGCTTTCCAGAGCCTTGACGGGCTATCCTTCAACTTCTCTGGCGGTCTGATGGGCGGCGGGTTCAGCGTAACCATGCCCGCCATGGCTGCGGAAGGCGGCTTCCCCACTACCGGACAGATGTTCATTGCCAGGGAACGCGGGCCTGAAATGGTTGGCACGATTGGTGGCAAAACGGCGGTTGCGAACAACGACCAGATTGTCAGCGGCGTAGCAAGCGGTGTGGCTGCCGGTCAAGCAGAGCAAAACGCCTTGCTTCGGCGGCAGAACGACATCCTGATGCAATTGCTTGGAAAGGAGTTCACCGCGAAGGTGGTAGCGTCTTCCGGGTTTGGCAAGGAAGTACGGCGAAGCCTTGACATGTACGCACGGAATACGGGGGTGACTGGATGAGTATATCGAACGTAAACATGGGTGTCGAAGGCTATCCAGAGCTTCGATACGTTATGGGATTCAAGGTAGAAAATACCGCCATTCCCGATCCGTCTGTTTTTACTGGCGCTGAGAGTGACTTGGATACGATGGGCGAACGCGATGCGACGGGATACTTGCACAGAAACAAAGTGGCGACAAAGCATCCGCTGAAACTGGAATACCACAATATCCCATGGAACACGATCATGGCGATAGCGTCGCTCCTGCGGCAGTGCAAGTTTCAGTTCACCTATCCAAGTCCGTTCTCAGGGCAAATGGAAACGATGGACGCATATGTTGGTGACAGAGACTTTGAGGCGGTGTGGTCGCCGGAACTGAAAGCGTGGATTGGAACACTGAAATTCAGCGTGATTGAGTATTAAGGGGTGTGAGTATGTACCAGATACCAAGTGCATTGACAGACGCAATTGCAGCAGGCAATCCACAACGCATACTGCTGGAGTTTGTGGACTATAGCCCTGTTAAGCAATTTAGCAATGAAGAAATCCTTGTGTCATCTGGCGTACATATAACATCTGAGTTTAACTCGGAAAAAGATTTGAGAATTGGTTTATGCCCGTCCGCAGAAATTCAGTTTTCGATGCTGAACGACGAGCAACAACTTGTAGATTTTGAGTTTGGGAAATTTAAAGCATATATCGGTGTAAAAACCGACAGCAGCACCGCAGCATCATCTGAAAAGGTTAAGTATTTCAATGAACGTGGCGTAAGTTCACGATATGAGTTTATCCCGCTTGGTACTTTCATCGCGCATCGCCCGGACATTGTTGTTAAGCAAATTATCGAAGTTGACGCGAACGACCAAATGATACTGTTTGACGCAGACATGCCGCACCTGAGTATCACATATCCCATCACACTGTCCGGGCTGGCAACGGCGCTGTGCAATCATGTGGGCGTACCGCTGAAATCCACAACGTTCCTAAACAGCACGCTCACCGTCAGCGCTGAACCGGAGCAATTTGAGAACGCGACCATGCGGGAGGTCATCGGCTGGATTGCGGAAGCGGCGTGCAGTATAGCAAGATTTACACGGGATGGGGAACTTGAATTTGCGTGGTTCGCGCAAACCGGAAAAACTTTCAACGAAACAAAATATACAGAATTTACACCGTCGTGGTATCAGACGCAAGCGATAAACGGATTGCATATACGAAACGCAGACAGCACAGCAGAGTATACGTATGGCGTTGGCACAAACTCTTATCTTATACAAGACAATCCGTTCTTGCGGCAACCGGAGCCGATAGAATCTGAGTAAAGGAGGTGATTCGCAATGCCAAGTACAGCGGAGCAAGCAATTTACAACAGACTCATATCTGCTCCTTTATTTCACCCTTCTACGGCATCGCTGGTCGCAAACGACTGGTCTTTAGACCCTGGCGATATTGTAACAGTAAACTCAGGTGAAGAAAGCTATAACGTCCCTGTATATTCCTTAGACTTTCACTGGGCAGGCAGCAATCAGAATGGTTCGTGCGCGGCGACAACCACGAAAGTTACCATAGAATCTACCGGGGGGCAAACACGCGAACCATTGCCGGAATTACGCAGACGCGAATACGCGAACGCTTCAAGGGCTTATGGATCGTATAACGCACTGAAAAAGCAAAATGAAGAGGAATTTAAGAGATTTCAAACTTTTTACACCCAGACCGATGAAAAATTCTCCTGGCTGGCCACCGAATCCGAATGGGATGAATTATCTCAGTCCGGCCATGTAACGGCGTTCACAGAACTGACCCGCACGGCCCGCTACGTGGAAGATTCCGCGAAAATGGAACTGCCCTATGACGATTGGAAGGGGCAATGGCTCGTTGCCCATCCGGAGGACAGCGAACTCACGGACGAGCAACTGCGCGAAAAATACACCGCCTGGATTCAGGAAAACCCCTACGCCATCTATAACACCGAATACTCCGACGCCACCCGAACGGAGCGCATCATCAGCAAAACAGGCATCAACGCCCTGGGCGAAAACGAAACCGTGCTTTCCCGCATCACGCAGGAAGCAGACCGGGTGGAATCTTCCGTTTACGCGTCCCAGTCCCAGGTGTACAGCGCTATCGGGCAGACCGCCAGCAATATCCGGGTGGAGCTTGCCAACACCGAACAGAACCTTTACAACTATATCAACCTGACCGCCAGCGGCATACGTCAACAGATAACCAACGCGGGCAACCGCACCATTGTCAACGACACCGACCCGCGCGGGGACACGTATTCGCCCAAGGAAGGTGACATTTGGATTGAGTCCGTCCATGACGGCACCTGGGACGGCGCGGACGGGTTTGACTGGGAACATGACGAGGATTACGACTGGACGCAGGTTCAGGGCGCAAAAGCGTGGGTCTGGAAAAATAATCAATGGCAGTTGGTAGCGGACAGGCAACAGCTTGTCACCTATTCGGATTTTGTCAATACCGCCGACATCCTGATTTCCCAGAAAATCGCGGAATTGGCGAACGAGGAAGGGCAGATAGAGGTTTACCGCTCCCTGATCGAACAATCGGCTGAAAACATCCGCGCGGAGGTCTACGGCGCGACCAGCGATATTTACACCTACATCCACCAGACGGCAAGCTCTGTGTCCGTCGCTGCGGGCCAGCGGCCCACCACGGTTGTGCAGAACAGCCACACGGATGGCGAACCCACTTCCATCAACGGGCGCGGCCTGAAAGAGAATGACATCTGGATCGATACCGCCGATCAAACTTCCTGGGACGAGGCGCTGAACTTCAACTGGAACGATGACGTAGAATACAACTGGAACGAACTGAGAAGCGATAAAATCTACGTCTACCGGAACGGCGCCTGGCATTTGGCGCTTGACGGAACTGTGCTGACGGAAGACACCGATTTGAAGGTGGAGAGCGACCGGATTTCCCTTTTGGCGCGGAACATCGACACGCTGAACGGCTACGCCCGGGAAAACTTCGCGCGGTTGCAGGTGCAGGCCAATGAAATCTATGCGGAAGTGCTCGACAAGACAAACAACCTGGGAAGCCGCATCACCCAGACCGCCACGCAGATCAGGAGCGAAGTGCACGCCAGCGAAAGCCAGGTGTACAGCGAAATTATCCAGACCGCCAGCAACATCCTGCTCCACGTTGAAAACGAAATCAGCGATATGGGTGCTACGCTGGAAGTGACGGCGCAGGAAATCCGTTCCTCTGTCTGGAGCACTCAAAGCTCCGTTTATTCCTCCATCACCCAAACCGCCAGCCAGATTCGCAGCGAAGTAAGAGACACAAAGCTTGGTCTTCAATCCTCTATCACCCAAACCGCCAGCCAAATCCGAAGCGAAGTCAATGCTGCGAAAAGCAGTCTGTATTCCTCTATCACCCAGACCGCAAGCCAAATTAGAAGCGAAGTAGCTTCCACCACAAGCAACCTTCGTTCGCTCATCAAGCAAAATGCTGACAGCATCGTGTTGAAGGTTAGCAAGGGTGACGTGGGGACGCAACTTGCCGTAGATGTTGGGAACGTGTCGATCACAAATGGCAACCTTGTCGTTGATGGGTATGTGACGGCTTCGGAATTAAGCGCCGAAACTGCGAAATTTAACAATCTTGTTTCCGGTAGCACACAGGCGGCAAAACTTTGGGCCGTGGATATTAAGGCAAATAACGTGGAAATCGGGAGCGGTAACAGCGGCACATTAAAATACCATGGAACGAATGTAACGACCAGAAACGCATTGTCTGTGGATGGGACGAAGACAATTCAGGTGCTTGGGCTTGGTCTTGATGATACGGACAGCGGGTTGGACGCATTATCTGGCGCGTTTAATGGATGCAATATCAATGCGAATGGCGGGCAAATAAAATTCACGTTCTATAAATTGGGTGGAGGGTATGTTGAGAGAAATTTTAATATTGCCGACACCGCTTACTATAACAATGCGATGTCGGCGCAATGGGCAGCGGCAAGGGCGAAAGTAGAAATGCCGTCCAAAGGAACAGGTACCAGTTTCACAGTAAAAGCCCCAAGCACGACACAAGGTGAACAACAGACATACACTTTTACCATCCAGAAAGGCGCTACACCAGGGCCAAGCGGATATGCGTCCGTAGCGCTTGGGCAGACCGTAGTTGGGCGTATATCTATTGGCGATTGGTATACAGCAGGCAAAGAGGCAGCTTCCGGGTCTGGCCTTCCCATGGAACCACATTCCCTTAGCCGAATCACGCTGACCGCTGCGGATTTGGAGGATTATGATGTGAGCGCTATCACCAAATCCGTGACCGTGTTTTTTGATGATGAAGATGAAACTGAGTATGACAAGGACACGATCATCAATGCAACGGCAGTGTATAACGCAGGATGGGATGCTGTCTTAAAAGGCAGCAATGTGGATGTTCGGCTTAATCATTATGATGCGAGCGCAAACATTAAGTATTGGGACGTTTATTTGAAGCAATCAGATGGCACGTGGAAATATGTATTGGATTTTGCAGGATAAAACGACGAAGGGGGCATTTCCATGACAGGGCGCAAACTTATTTTGTCTGATGGCACGGAATACCCGGAAGGGGAAGCCGGGTACAGCGACGGGCATTTGTGGCTGTATCTTCCTTCCGGGACGGATGTGCACAAGGCGTTTATTGATTTTTCTGACCCCGCGAAAACGAACCGCATTGTGTTCGATTACACTATCTCGCAGGACGAATACACAGGCTTTACGGATTTTCGCGGACTGATGCTCGACAACGACGGCAAGATGAGCGTGCATTTGGCCCGTTCTGAAAAATGAAAAACATGGAGGATAACATGGAACAGCAATTTGACAAATATGCCCTTGTAAACGACATGCGCCAGAGCCTTGACCAGTTGGCAGACGCGAAGGGGACGCTTCGCTGCGGCCTTATCTGGCACCTGAACAACCTTTTTGACACGCTTAACAGAACCATGCAGGATGAGGACAAAGCGCATGAACAGAAGGTTAAGGAAGTGTGGAAGTTGGCGCAGGAAGGGAAAGGCGGCGGGCAGGATGATGCTTGACATCATCATTCCCCATTACACCGAGCCCTGGGAGGTTGGCGAAAAGCTGTTCGCCATCCTGTCCTTACAGCGGGGCATTGACTTTTCTTCCTTCCGTGTACTGGTGGTGAACGACGGCGAGGAAAACCGTCTTCCGGACGCATGCTTCTCCGGCCTGCCCTATCAGGTGGAACAGATTTCCATCCCGCACAAGGGCGTATCAGCGGCGCGGAATGCGGGCATCGACCACGCGACGGCTCCCTGGCTCATGTTCTGTGATTTTGACGATACCTTTGCCCACGTGTACGCGCTGCGGGATATATTGTCCATCCTTCCCGCTGACGGCTACGATATGCTGCATAGCCGCATGATCGTGGAAGACAGGACGGAAGGGAAGGATTTGCTGACCTTTTCGCCGGATTCCCAGCGTTTTGTGTTCACCCACGGGAAAGTGTACCGCAAGGCGTTTCTGGACGAACAGGGCATTCGCTTTGACGAAACCATGCGCTTTCAGGAAGATTCTTTGTTCAACGCCACGATCATTGCCCGCACCAGTCACAAGCGCATCGGGGAAATCAAATCCGCTTCCCCGCTGTACGTTTGGATTCGCCGCCCGTCCAGCGTGACCAATTCGGGCCGAGATGACGAAGCCATGTATTCCCACTTCATCCGCAATCTCAAGGCGACGGAAGAAAACCGGACGCACCGGGATTACAACTGTTATTGCGGCATGGTCACGCGCACGGTCTGGGACGCTTACTACATGCTCAATTGCAAGCCCGGAAGCGCGGAAACAAAACAGAAAATCCGGGAAATGTTCATCCCGTGGATTCGAGCGCGGCGGGAAGCGTTCGGGCAGGTGAACGATGAAACCCTGGCTCAGATCATTGCCGTGGCCCGGACGGAGCTTTGCGAAAGCCCAATCCCGGACAGCAAATCCACGGTTACAAAGTGGCTTGACGAACTTACGAAAGGCGGTGAATAACCATTGGCAACGACCACACAAAACCTTGCTTTGATCAAACCAGCAGGCACGGACAAAATCCGTATTGCACAAATCAACAGCAACATGGACACCATCGACGCGAAGATGGGCGCTGTGGGCAATACGCCTCTGCAAACGCAGGTCACGGACGCCGCCGCCAAGATCGCCAAGCTGGAATGCCTGGTGATCAACTGCGGCACGGTCAGCAGCCTGCCGAAAACGGTCACAAATTCCAACGTGGAGGATGACATGGTGGTGCTCCAGGCCACCCTTGGCACCCCCGCCGCGCAGCTGAGCGATTGGACGGTATCAACTTCCAACGGGAGCCTGACCATCTCCGGCACCATCAGCGGCTCCACCACCTTGACCCTGTACCTGATGAAATCGAGATAAAAGGAAAAGGAGAAATGCGCTATGAACGAAACGAAGTTTTTTCTGCACCAGATCAAGCACACAGGCGACACCTGGGACAAAGGCATTGTTGTGAAAGATACTTTTGAGGCGGCGCAGCAGAGCTATCACGCCTACCTTGGCGCTTACGCTTACGGCCAGAGCGCCAATACTGATTTTGTGTCTGTTGCGATCAGCGACACCAACGGCACCGTGCTGATGGCCGAGCATTGGATTCAGCCCGCCGTGACGGTCACGGAGTAAGGTGGGATTGCTGATGGCGACGAGTACGATTCATGATCCAGCATCAACGAACCAGAATATTACTTCTGATTTTTTTGAGAGTTATGGGACAGAAAGCGGTGAATATATTACCGTAAGGAAATGTGGGCGCGTTATCTCTCTGGAAATAATGGGAGATTCAATTAATCGTGCAGAGGGCGATGTGCTATTCACGATTGCTGAAAAATATCGCCCCGTCACAAGGTTTCACATTATTGGGTACATGGCCAACGGGTTTGTCGTGCTACGTATAACCTCTGATGGGAAGGTAGCAATTTGGCTGTTGGAAAAGCCAAATACGGTAGGCAGGATATATGCCAACGCGACGTATTTCGCCGGATAATTCAGCCAGCCACCGAATACAGGTTGCTGTTTTGAAAGGAAACGAATAACAGGAGGCTCTATGTATGTAGCATCATATGTTTTCAGCGAACTTTCCCGTCTGAAAACGGCAGGAACGAGTAAACCAGACATCATCCGCACAACCGCCGAATTGTGCTTGGGCTGGCAATACGTTTATGCGTCACAAGGTCAGGAATGCACTCCTGCATGGCGCAAGAGCCGGATTCCGTACTGTCCCGAACAGAAGTACGTTGACATGATTAAAAACAATTGCCCCGTGCTGTCCGGCAAACAGCCGAATTGTGACGGATGCACTTTCGTGGATACCCTCGTCTTTGACTGCGCCGGATTCGTCCTTTGGCTACTGACACAGGCTGGCGTACCGTTTTACGGCTCCGGCGCGACAACGGCGTGGAACACCCCCAGTAATTGGGCGGTGCGTGGTGAGATAAAAGCCATGCCGCGCGATCTGGTCTGTGTAGTCTATAAGCGCCGGGACGAGAAAATGAGCCACACAGGAATGAGCATGGGGGACGGCGCGGACGGCGTAATCCATTGCAGCACTACCGTAAAGCGCGGGAACGCCTACACGGACACCCCGAAATGGACGCATTGGGGCATTCCAAAAGGCTTGTACACTACCGAGGAACTGAGAAAGGCGGGCTTAGACGTGGCAGATAACACACCGACTTTGAGACGGGGTAGTCAGGGAGACGCAGTAGAAACCCTGCAAGCTATGCTGAACGCTAAGTATGGCTACAATCTCGAAATTGACGGAAACTTCGGAAGCAAGACCGAAGTGGCGGTGAAGGACTTCCAGAAAAAGCACGGCCTGACCGCTGACGGAGTAGTTGGCGCAAAGACATGGAAAGCGCTGGGCGTAACACCTGAACAGACGGAACAGCCTGAAATGCCCCAACCCGTAGACCGTTACCGCTACACCTGGGACACGCTCTATAACGCCATCAAAAATCCCTACGGCGTAGCTGGACTGATGGGCAACCTACAGGCTGAATCCGGTATCAACCCTGAAAACCTGCAAAACACTGGCGAACGGGCGCTTGGAATGACAGACAGCCAGTACACCCAGGCGGTTGACCTTGGAAAGTACACCGCAGAGCAGTTCGCTACTGACGGGTACGGCTACGGCATCGCCCAATGGACGTACAAATCACGCAAAGCAGCGCTGCTGAAATACGCGCACGAGCATGAGTTCTCCATCGGGGATTTGGGTATGCAGGTGGATTTCCTGCTGGACGAATTACGGTTTGACTATCCTCGCGCGATGTATTCGCTTGAAAATGCCACCACCGTGCGGGAAGCGTCCGACGCTGTGCTTCTGGACTTTGAGCGGCCCAAAAACCAGACAGAGGAAAACCAACAGAAGCGGGCTGAACTGGGCCAAAAGTATTTCGATGAATACGCCCAAATCACGCCCTCTGAGCCACCAGTTGAGAAACCCGAAGAATCTATTGCCGCTGACACGAAAACGGCTCTCCGTGCCGCCTATGCCAACGCAAAGATGGCCTGTGATATATTGCGAAAACTGATTGAGGGGGACTGATACCATGCAGGATTTACCGCCCATCGAGGGCGTAACACCGAGGATGCTGTGGACGGCGCTGATCGTGCTGATTGCGGGTGCTGGGCTGTACGTGCTTTACGGAAAGGTACGGGAAACGTACTTGAAGAACAAGCAAATGAAAAGCCCGGAAAACCGCCTTGCCGATGAAATCAGCGCCAAAGTGATTGAGAAAATGGAGCCGCGATTTTCCGAGATCGACCGGAAACTGGCGAACGACAAGGAACAAATCGACGCGCACACGCGCCAAATCAACACTATGGAGAAACGGCAAAACAGTTCCGACAAAGCCGAAAAGGCGCTGTGCCGTGGCGTACTGGCCTTGTTGAACCACGAACTCCATAATGGCAACACCGACGAAATGGAAAAAGCCAAATCCGGTATTGACGATTATTTGATTGAAAAATGAAAGGAAGAAAGCAATGAGCAACATCGTTGACGCTTACCCGCGTGAAGGTATAGTGTTCCGCACAAAGCCCCTGTTCCAATATGACTGGGGCCAGATTGTACGGCTTCACATTAGCGACCTTCCCGCGACGTACAAAGTTGAGTTTTCCAACTCCACCCGCGCCGATGCTGTGCCAACAGTACAGACCACGGATGAAGTGACAGTACCCGCGCAATTCCTTGAAAGCGGAAATCCCGTCTATGCATGGGTCGTGGTGGTGGACGAAGCCCGCACGACAGAATATTCGCTGATTATCCCCGTTTCCGCACGAGCGAAGCCCGCGGACACCGAACCATCCCCGGAAGAACATTCAGAAATCGAACAGGCCATTGCCGCGCTGAATGGGGCGGTTGAGCAGACTTCCGCCGATGTGGAAGCCGCCGCTGGTTATGCCGAGGAAGCAGAGCAGAGCGCCGAAACTTCTGTTACTGCAAGCGAGGCCGCCATTGCTGCCAAAACTGCTGCTGAAACGAAAGCAACCGAAGCGGCTGCAAGCGCATCGAATGCTTTGACGGCGGCGCAAAATGCAAGTGCAAGCGCTTCTCAGGCTAATACATCCGCGCAAAACACCGCAAGTTCCGCTTCTGCTGCAGCGACAGCCAAAGATGCCGCCGAATCTGCCGCCCAAAGCGTGGCTGGCGCGATGGATACGCTGGAAGCCACGATTCAGGCCGATTTACAAGCCGCGAAAGAAAGCGGGATGTTTGACGGTAAAGATGGAGCCGATGGTGCGCCTGGCCCAAAAGGTGATAAAGGTGACACGGGTGCAACCGGGCCGAAAGGCGATACTGGCGCTACTGGCCCTCAAGGTGTTCCTGGTCAAAATGGAACGGATGGCAAAGACGGCTTTTCTCCCATCATCACTGTCACCGACATAGCGGGAGGCCACCGCATATCAATCACCGACGCTACTGGGACGAAAACCTTTGACGTGCTGGACGGTGAAAGTGGTGGCTCCGTGCGCGGCATTGTGTCGATACGGAAAACCGGAACTGCCGGGCTTGTTGACACCTACACGATCACCTATACAGACAGCACGGTTTCCACGTTTGAAGTAACAAATGGTCAGAACGGTAATCCGGGCACAGACGGCGCAACCTTTACCCCGACCGTATCTTCCGAGGGCGTGATTAGCTGGACGAATGATGGCGGAAAGACCAATCCGCAGCCTGTGAGCATCAAAGGCCCACAGGGAGAGCAAGGCATTCAGGGTGTAAAAGGCGATAAGGGTGACACCGGTGAACAAGGCCCGAAGGGTGATACGGGTGCGACTGGCCAAGCTGGCCCAAAGGGAGACAAAGGTGATAAAGGGGCTGCGGGTAGCAACGGAACCACCTTCACCCCGTACGTATCTAACTCCGGTGTAATTAGCTGGACAAACGACGGTGAAAAAACAAACCCGACATCCGTTGATTTGGTAGCCGCCGTTATTGCTGCTCTGCCGTCAGCCGTGGGGGTGAGTTTTTGAGTAACTACGTTGTAAGTGATACGAACCTTGAAGCGATAGCCAATGCCATCCGTGCTAAAGGCAGAACGTCCGCTTCTCTTGCCTTCCCGTCTGGTTTTGTGGACGCAATTGGCGATATTCAAACGGGCAGCAGCGTTACCGTCTCCCCTCTCTCTGTCACCGCCAACGGCACATACACCGCACCCTCTGGCGAGGCGTACAGCCCCGTGACGGTCAATGTCAGTGGTGGCGGTGGTCAGCCCTCGGCATCGCAAAAGGCGGTTAATTTCATCGACTATGACGGCTCGATTCTGTACAGCTACACCGAATTAGATGCACTCGCGCTGACCGAACTCCCAGCAAATCCGTCCCATAGCGGGTTGACCGCACAGGGCTGGAACTGGACGCTGGCGCAAATCAAGGCGCGGCTTGCCGCTATGCCGGGTGCGCCAGTATGGGTTGGACAAATGTACATCACCGATGACGGCAAAACGCGCATCTACTGCCACTTTGAAACCGGTCGGCTTGCACCATATCTGGGGCTTGGTGTTAATGGCACAGTGACAGTAGATTGGGGCGACGGTAGCGGCACGGACACGCTGACAGGCACAAGTCTGACAACTGCCAAAACAGTTCAGCATGTTTTTTCAAACGCCGGAGATTATATAATCACTCTTACGGTGGAGAATGGCAAGTTTGCGTTTTTCGGCGTTAACACTGCTGCGCATATTCTCAAAAAGAGAACCGATACCACAGCTGGTATTAGCCGTGTTTATGCCAATGCTGTGCAGCGTGTGGAGATGGGTGTAAATGTAGATATAGGCAGTTATGCGTTCATCTACTGCTCCAGTCTCACCTCCATCACGATACCTGATGGCGTGACGAGTATAAGCAGTAATGCGTTCAACTACTGTTCCAGTCTCACCTCCATCACGATACCTGATGGCGTGACGAGTATAGGCAGTTATGCGTTCAACTACTGCTCCAGTCTCACCTCTATAACGATACCTGATGGCGTGACGGGCATATACAGTTATGCGTTCAACTACTGCTCCAGTCTCACCTCTATCACGATACCTGATGGCGTGACGAGTATAGAAAGTAAAGCGTTCAACAACTGTTCCAGGCTCACCTCCATCACGATACC